TTGTTTTGGATGTCCGTGATAAACTGTAAATTGAAAATTCTCTGAAAAGTTCCAATCCCATTTCCAACCTGATTTGGTGTTAGCATGATGTACATATGGGTGAAATATATCATAAATCCATTTATCATTTAACCAAGATATATGACTATCTCTAACGTAAGCTTTACTTACATCAATACCTTTTTTCTTCATAGATTCTTTAGTCATGCCAGCAGCCATAATCTTACTAGATGTTTTTTCACCTTTAATAGATACGCCACCTTTTTCTTTACCATCAAAGGTAGAGGCTAATTTAGATATACCAGCATTTTCATCTACCTGCATTTTAGATAGTCCGTGTGATATGATTTGTTTACAGGTTTTTTCGTCAATAGCTGACTTATAGAACATATATTTATTCGTAGTTTGCATATTATAATCTCACTTTCAACTATTTATATGGCACCAGAGGTAAACTTTCGCCAGTCAACGGCGTTCTTAATAGCAAAACCTCTGTTAGCTATTTGTCGTATTGTTCTATCTAAAAAGTCAACAGTTGTTTCTAGGTAATCTACCTTTTGTTTTGCCTTTTGTAAATCAATATCAGCGTCTAGGTATTTGTCTATATCTGTTCTTAATATTTTTAGATCAAATGGTTTTAAAGCATATACAGAGGCGTCTGCCTTACCTGTATAGTATTCCCATTTATCTTTTTTAAGTACATTGTATTCTGTTTCAGCACGACTTAACATAAGTTTAAATTTAGTTAAGTGTTTAAGAAACTCGTTATGTAGTTGTGGTGTTTTTAATGATTCAAGGTCTAACTCTGTATCATTTATTTTAAGCTTTTTATCAGCCAAGTCTTGTAATTGTTCTAAATCCATAATATCTCCATTATATCACAAAAACCTTAAAAAGTAAAGTTTAAGAGGTCGTTACGCTTGATGTAGATGACCCTACGTTAGCAAAGTCGTATATATCATAACTAAAAGTAACAGTTGCCGTCAAGTAATTGACATCTGTTGATTGTTGATTGTAGTCTAGTCCTGTTAGTGAAGTAGGAAATAAATTTCTAAATCTTACTTCTAATTGAGCATTGTTTTTACTTGTAAGTACAGTTAGTGTAGCGTCTGAAAATGAAGCACCTGTATTAGCGGCTCCGTATTTTTGTTTTCCAGGTTCAGTGCTTATTGATGAGTTCTTTGTAGGAAATCTATCATTACCTGAAGATAATAAATTTCTAAACTCGGCATGATCTCTAGGAAAACCTAGACCAACCAGCCAACCATGTATCTCCTGAAAGTTCTCTAAATTTTCATCTACTAAAAATGTCATCTGTAGAGCTTCATAGGTCAACTTATCACCAGGTATCGGTAAGTCTTTAAACATAGTTGCTTGTGTCTTTGTATCACCTAATGATATTCCTGGTACATTAACTGCTGTACAAAAGTATTCTACCTTTGGTAGTTTGATTATGTTAAACCTAAATTGTGTAGGTGAGGCATAATCTTGTGCCGTTGGTTGTCTACCCATTGTGTTATTAGTAGTCATATAATTATTTATCCAACTCGTTCCACTCTTTTTCCGTGGCTTTTTTAACTAATTCTTTTTCAGATTCAGTTAATACTTTTTCTTTTTGTTGTACTTCGTCTAATTTCTTTTCAATACTTTCTAAAGGGTTTGGTGCTTTAGAACAACTAATAGTTAATAATACTATGAATATTAAACTAACAGTCTTCACAATCGCCGTCATGCTGACAATCATTACAATCACAACCATCGCCATATGAACACCAACCTTTGTCCATAGTTTCGTTTAATTCGTTTATTCTGTTTCCGTGACAATCATGTCCACAGTTTGTACAAGTAGCCATTTTAATCTCCTATCTTGGTATATATCCAGGTTCTAAAAAGATGGCCATTAAGCACATTAAGACTATGAGTATTGCTGTAAATCTGTAATCCATCTTCGGTCTCCATATTATTATTTAGGCTTCCTGCATAAAAAAAGGGCGACTTTTTATGGCCGCCCTTTTAATTTTGTTCAATCGAACAAACTCAATTATTACATTAAGTTTGATACTTTAACACGTCTGTAGTATCTATTAGCGTTTTTGTTACCAGCGCCATTGATTACAGCAGTATCAGATACACCTGACTCAGCAAATGGGTTTGCTTGTAAGCCGTATCTTGTTTTAAAGCCGATTTTCGGTTGGAAAGTGTCTTGTCCAACTGCTCTCACCATTTGTAGTGGAACATATGGGCAATAGAACATACCAGCGTCATAAGGTGAAGTACCTTTGTAACCTACAACAAAGTATTGAGATGCAGAGTTATTAGCACTGTATGGATCAATGTACACTTTGTATTTACCGTTTAATACACCAGCAAAAGTATTACCAGTATCGTCAACGTTTAGGTTGTTGTTTAACGCAGGTGTGTAATCTAAAACACCAGCCATTTGTAAAGCAGAGGCAACATCTGAAGAACAGATAATTATATTACCTCTTCCTCTTCTTGTTCTCTGTGCGATAACGTTAGCTTCTCTCTCAACTTGGAACATAAGTCCTTTGAATCTCTCAACTGACCATCTACCGTTTGAGTCAGTATCTAAATCAAAGATACCAGCAGTAGTTGTGTTGATAGCACTAACAGCACCAATGTGAGTTGATGAGTTGTCAGATGCACCGATTTCAGCGTTGATGTAAACAGTTCTAACTACTTCTCTGTTGATCTCAGCAAGGATCTCAGCAGATAGGATGTTAGCTAGTTCAGTTTCAGCGTCTAAACCGTGGATTGCTTTAAGGTCTTGTGCAAGTTCCATAGTGTATTCTGCTTTAAGAGCTCTTGACTTAGCAGTCACAGTTGATTTCTCAATTGAGAAAGCCATTTGAGCAAAAGCATTGTTAGCAGAATCACCTAGAGCTTCAGCAGTAGCAGTTGCCATACCTTGGCCTCTTGTGTATGCTGTGCTTGGGTCATCATTCAATAAACCTGGGTTTGTACCAGTTTGAGCAGCGCCTGAATTAGCAGTTGAGTCTCCAGCAGCATTTCTGCTTGAGAAGTCTGAATCTGCTTCGTCAAACATCGCCTCTGTTCCAGATTGGTTAGTGTATCTGCTTCTCATAGCAAATATTAAACCAGTTGGTCCAGTCATTGGTTGTACACCAGCGATATCGTAAGCGATCAAATTAGGCATAGCTCTTCTTACTAACGAAATTAGGATTGGATCCCAATTACTGATTGAAGCACCAGTAGCGTTAGTAGGAGCAGCTTCATTTAAGAAAGCTTGGTCTTCTTTAGTTGCTCTTTCTTGGTTTTCCAAGATAGTAGCAGTAACGGCACGTCTGTAAGAATCCGTGATTTTTGGTAAATCAGCGTGTTCTAGGACTGGCTGCCATTTTTTTTCGTAAGTTTCAGATAAGTACATCTGTATTTCTCCCGTATTATTTGTTAGACAATTTAATGTCTTTTGTTTTACTTATAGCGGCGGTATAAGCAGCCATAGCATTAGATAAATCTTCAGGTTGTGAAGATTCGCCTGCCGCTACATCATCTATCTCATTACCACTAGTTTCAACCTTTTTACCAAAATATGATTCTTTAATAGTATCAATTTTAGTAGTAAAGTCTTTTTCACTAGAATACTCAACTTCTTCAGCTAGTTTGTTGAATTTCTCCTTAGCAGTATCAGCTAAGTCTTTAGACGCTTCATCAATGATGTTTTGTCTTTTTACTTCGCCCATAGCTTTGTTTTGTTCAACATTCTTGTCAACTTGTTCGTTAAGTTTCTTTTCAAGCTCTTCAATTTTATTTGCTTGATCTTCTAATACATTGTATTTCTCATCTGGAACATCAATGTAATGATCTTCAAATAATTTCTTTAAGCCAGATATAAAGTCTTCAGCGATTTCGCCTTTGATCCCTCTTTCGATAGCGATAGAGTTCTCTTTCATCCATTCCTCAACAACGTAGTTTAGGTATGAATCAACTTTAGTTACGAGTTCACCTTTTTGTGACTCAATATCTTCTTGTAGTTTTTCGTCATAAGCAGCTTGAATTTTCTCTTTTTGCTCTTTAACTTTAGCGTTAACAGCAGCTTCGAAAATTGTAGCAGCTTTGTTTTTAAAGTTTTCTGATAAGTCTTCATCTTTGATAAGAGCAGCTACATCAGCAGACACGTCAATTTTGTCAGATTCAGTTTCAGATGTTTCTTCTTTTTTCATCTTCATTCCATATCCTTCTTCTTTTTCTTTGTCTTCTTTTTTAGCTTCTTTATCTTTAGATTCTTCCTCTTCTTTTAACTTAGGCATAGCGTCAGCTGAACCTTGAGCTTTTTGTTGAGGATCACCAGAAACTTGTTTAGTTTTCTTTGTGGCGTCAGGATTGCTGTCAGTCGGTTTAGTAACCGCTGGACCTAAATCTTCTGCACTATTAGATAGTGGAGAAGGCTCAGCTGCTACAGCATTCTTTTTTGGAGCATCAGCCTGTGGATTAGCAGCGTTAGCTTCTAATACGGCTTCTTGTTCCATCGCCTCAAGTTTTTTAGTTTCGGCCATTGAAAATCTCCTTGATTTTAAGTTTATAAACGTTTATAAATTTTCTTTGTAAGTATATTTATAAAATTACAGTTTTGTAAGAAATGATTGAAAGACTTTTAACTTAGCTTCTTCAAGTGACCTTTGTCTGGCCTCTCTAACTTGTTTTTTCCAAGATTCTATGTCTTTTTCCTTCAATACACCGTTGTCCCATACCCACTCTTTAGATTCCATTATGCCTTCAACGAAAGCGTCCGGAGCAGAGGGATCTGCTACAATATCAGCGGCTGTAGCTAAGTAAAAATCATCTTTTACATAGTTTACACCATTTCTTTGTATTAAGGATCCCATACCACGACTTGAAACACCCAATTGAGCGCCCTCATCTATAAGACCTTTTACAATCTTACCATACGGAGTATCCATAATTTTTGCCTCACCAATAAAATCTTTACCATCTGGTGTCAATGACTTAACCATGTGGCAAACTCTTTCTAAGTTTACAGTTGGTCCGTCAGGATGTCCTAACTCTCCAAATGCTCTGTTTTTATTGATAAATTCTTTTGTATATCTGTTCACTTCTCTAGCCAAGATTTCTCTAGGATAGACTCTTCCATTTCTATTTTTTATTTCAGACTGTAAAAATACACCTCTGATTTTGTATTCTTTTTTACCGTTTTTTTCT